TTTACTGTAGCGAAAGCAACATTGTTAACTGATAAGTACTCAGGACCTAATTTAACTGGTCAGAATGGCTAACAAATGAATGGTATGAATAGAACAATACCAGGTTTTAAAAGAGGGGCTGATGTTCAGCCCCCTAAAACCAAAAAGTATTTTAGATCTACAAAATCTGGTGCAGGCATGACTGCTGCAGGTGTTGCAAGATACCGAAGAGAAAATCCAGGATCAAAACTAAAAACTGCTGTAACTGGTAAAGTAAAACCAGGATCTAAAGCTGCTAAAAGACGTAAATCATTTTGTGCAAGATCAGCAGGACAAATGAGACAATTTCCAAAAGCTGCAGCAAATCCTAATTCTAGACTACGACAAGCTAGAAGAAGATGGAAGTGCTAGAAAAAATTTACTGGTCTATTTTAGAAATAGTCTTGTATGTTATAATGGCAGTATTGTTTTTAACAACAATCTTAATAATAGGAGCGAAAACAATGTTTGATAAATACTTTATGAAATTTTTAGAGGCAATTGATAATTTTTTTAATAAAATTTGGAAGTGGTTTAAGCGAAAAAAGTAATGAACGGAAATACTTGTAAACATTGTGACCATGATTGTCACTGTGAAGCCGACAAGATAAAAGCAGAACACTATTCTCCATTAATGGAGTTATGTGGTTGTGAAAAATGTGAGCATGAAATTTTAAGTGACGAAGGAGAGTGCTTATCATGCCAATAAGGGAGGGTAATAGGATGAACTATTATTTTACGGGTTGGTTAATTATTGGAATGTTGTGGTTGGCTTATTGTGGTGGCCCTCAATGAAAAAACCATTAACGATATCGGAAGAGGCATCCGTGCAGATGCCAATGAAGACGGTTGCCAGTTTGATCGCGCTTGTCGCAATAGGAACGTGGGCCTATTTTGGTTTAATTGAAACACAGAATCAACATCATACTAGACTGCAATTAATGGAATCTGATGTTCAAGATAACACAGAGTTTAGAATTAAATGGCCAAGAGGTTTGATGGGTTCGTTGCCCGCTGATTCTGAGCAGTTCATGCTTATCGAAGATTTGTATAAACAAGTAGAAAAAATGCAACAAACACAAGAAATGAACATGACAAACAAAGTTAATATAGAATTTTTAATGAAACAATTAGATAAGGCTCAAAAAGATATAGAAAAATTAAAAGACAAACAACGGGAGTTTGCTAATGGAAACGGTAATTACTAGTGTAGTTGCTCTCTGTATGTTTATAGCAGGTGAGCTAAAAGAACATAGAATACAACAATCAATGAGTGATTGTTTGAAAGGGAAAAGACTTGCAGAACGTGATATAAATGTTAATGTTCAGTATATGTGCGGGAAGGTAGAAGCAGAACTTGAATCAAACATTGATGGATCAAAGTCTATTAAAAAAATTACTACAGCGAAATGAACCTTTCCCGAAATTTCACTCTTCAAGAGCTAATTAAATCGGATACTGCTGTACGATTAGGGGTGGATAACAATCCTAATGCCAATCAAATTGAAAAATTAAAATTACTGTGTGAAAATATTCTTCAACCCGTACGGGATCACTTTGGGCCTGTGACCGTGACCAGTGGATTTCGTACCCCAGACCTATGTCTTAAAATAGGTAGCTCAATTACTAGCCAACATTGTAAAGCTGAGGCTTGTGATTTTGAATGCCCAGGAAAAGATAATGCTGAAGTTGCCGATTGGATTTATAAGAACCTTGATTTTGATCAAATGATTTTAGAATTTTATGTTCCAGGAGAACCTAACAGTGGATGGGTACATTGCAGCTATGTTAGTGAAAAAGGTAGAAAACAATTCTTGAGAGCTTTTAAAGAAGATGGTAGAACTAAATACAAACCAATTATAGGAAAAGCAGTAGATTTAGTATGAGTGTAGTGAAAAAAAATATTGTTATTCCTTTTTCAGAATGGTTTTTACACTTCGAAGATTTACAATTAAATAATGATCTAATTGTAAATGAACTTAAAAATTTAACATATGATTCTTGTGAGAATAATTTAAATATTCAAAATATTATTAAATCTTATATGTCAAAAAATACAAATATTTTTTCAACACTAACAAATGGAAATTTAATTAAACAAAAATTTAAAGATATAATTAAAGAGGGAATTAAAGATGTTGGAATAAATCAAGATTTTGATATTCAATCAAATTGGTCTACCTTAGTTAAAAATAAAGGTTTTTCAGAAATTCACTACCATGCCAATTATTGGTTAAGCGCTGTATACTATCCATCAGGAACTTTAGAAGATAATATTAAAATAGAGTTTTTCAGACCACAAATTTTACCATGGGATGTAAATAATAAAGATACTGATAGTTTCTTTTTAAATAATTTTTGTAGGGTAAATATAAAAAAAGGTGATTTAATAGTTTTTCCCAGTTATTTAAGACATAGAGTATTTTATTATTTTGGAGACTTAGATAGGTATTCAATTGCAATGAATATTCATCCTATTGGAAAAATTGGTAGAAATGATAGTATAATTACGTTTTAAACTTAAATTATTTAAAAAAGGACTTAATTAATTATGGCAATATCTAGAGGTCAAATGACAAAACAAATCGATGGTCAATTAAGAGGGGCTAGAAAAAAGAAAGCTCCAAAAGGTTATCATTACATGCCTAACGGTAGATTAATGAAAGACAGTGCCCACAAGAAAAAGAAATCAAATAGCTAAAAACCTAAGGTCTTCAAAGTTTAGGCAAAAAGTGGTACAATCCAAGAAGCTATACAACCGTCAAAAGGAGAAGTTACAATGCCGTTGAACAAGCGTGGTAAGAAAATAATGAAGTCTATGAAAGAACAATATGGCTCTAAAAAAGGAGAGAACGTATTCTATGCTTCTCTTAACAAAGGTAAGATAAAAGGTGTTGAAAAAAGATTATTAGGCGGTCTCTTAGTAAAAGGTATGAGACAATTAGTTAAATCAAAACCCTACCAAGCTGCAAGAAAAACAACAATGGAGAAGACTGCAGAAGCTTATAAAAAAAGTATAGCGGACAGAAATAAACCAAGAGCTATCAAAGAAGCTGAGAAAGATACAAAGTTTATGAGAGGTCTACAAAAATTAGATTCCTCTAGAGTCAAAGGAGAAAAGCTGATGGACATGTCACAATTTCTAATAAAAGAAGCAAGATCATCTGGAAGAAGAGATATGACAAAAGTAGGAAGAGGTTTAAGACGTGCCTCATATGCTTATTTAAAAAATATTAATAGCAAAGCAAAAGCAATGATTCAAAGAAAACATTCTAAAAGAGGATTAAATTAATGGCAACATCAGGAACTACATCTTTTAATTTAAATATTGATGACGTAATTACAGAAGGCTATGAAAGATGTGGCCTTGTAAGTAATTCTGGATATGATATGCGTTCAGCTAGACGTAGTCTAGATTTATTGTTTGCTGAATGGGGTAATAGAGGTATTCATTTATGGAAAACAGAATTGAATGAAATAGCTTTAGTTTCTGGTCAGGCAAATTACACTGTAGACTCTGATGTTAATGATGTCTTAGAAGCCTATGTATCATCAACCGCTGCTGCAGGTAATAACATCAATACTCAAGATGTTTCATTAACCAAAATTGATAGATCAGCATATGCTGCTTTACCAAATAAATTAGCTACAGGACAACCATCACAATATTATGTAGATAGACAAACTACTCCTATAATTTACTTATACCAAGCACCTGATTTAAATACTTATACAACTTTAAAATTTTACGTAATTAAAAGAATTGAAGATGCTGGAGCTTACACAAATGATGCTGATGTTGCATACAGATTTTTACCATGCATGTGTGCAGGACTTGCTTATTATTTAGCAATGAAAAAAGCACCAGGATTAGTACAACAAAACAAGTTAATTTATGAGGATGAATTGAAAAGAGCACTAGATGAAGATGGTCAAAGAACATCTACATATATAACTCCACAATCTTTTTATCCTAATGGAGTTTAATAATGGCTAAATGGGCAACAGGTAAAAGATCACTAGCAATATCTGATAGATCAGGTATGGCATTTCCATATACTGAAATGGTTAAAGAATGGAATGGATCTTTAGTGCATTATTCTGAGTTTGAACCTAAACACCCTCAAATTAGAAGAAAAAGAATTGTTGCAGATGCCATAGCATTACAAAATAGTAGAGCTCAAAAATTTCAACAACCGACTAATATTGATGGTGTCTATGCGGATTCAGGTGGTTCTATGGTTGGTGTTGCTGATTTAACATTACCTGGTGACTTTGCTTATATTACACAAGGTCAAACTGTAATGGTACCTGCAGACCCATCTTTGCAAAATAGAAGAAGAGAATTATTAATGAATATAAATTCAGTAACAGTGGAGATTTCATAATGGCTATAACTTACGCAGATTTTTTAACACAAGTAAGAAACTATACAGAAGTAAGTAGCAATGTTTTAAGTGATACTCTTATACAAAACTTTATTAGATCAGTAGAGTTAGACGTAGCCGG